AGCAGTTAAAGAAGGGGGGAAATCCCCCCAGTGGTTAAAATTGGCAGTTATCAGACATCTCTTTGCGAAGATCAATCGTTGTCTGTAAAGACTTGAGAGTCTTAGCTAAATCCATTCCATTCTCAGACAACTCCTCCAGTAGATCGCCATCATCGTAGGCTTCCACAATCAGATCCCAACCCTCGTTGTATAAGGTGTTAGCGTATTGACGGATAGCACCAATGAGCATCAACTCATCAGGTGTGTTTGCTTGTTTATTCATCTGTCTTACTCCTAGTAGGTGGTTAGTCGTTTCATTCATCTAGTGAATGAGATTCCATTGTAATCATAAAATACTTGACTTGCACAACTTTTATGAAAAATATTTTTAGCCCTTACTGGATAAGGCTTTCAAGGCGATGACTGGTGGCTCAGAATTCTCTGCTTGTGTATCAGTGGGCATAAAAATGGGAAGCATGGCTCTGTAGAGCGTGGATCTGCAACGAAATCGGGAGTGCAGCCGACCAAAAACCCTAAAAGGCGGGGCTTTTGACTTTGAGTAGCGAAGCGGAACAGTGTGGCTTCTACTCCAGTAGGAGAGAACATAAGAGGGAATGGAGCACTACTTGATGTCCTACATAGAACTGTCCTATACTAGGGGGGTATAAATATACCCATTCAATACTATGCCAATGACCAAGAGAAGACTAACCAAGAAAGAGATAGCAGAGGGCATGAAGTCAGTGCCGATTGAGACTATCATTCTAGGCTCTCAGAGCAAGCAAGGGATCAAGCTAACCAAGAAACAAAAGGACTTTGCCGAAGCAGTGGTAGCTACTGGGAATAAGACCGAAGCATACAAACGGGCTTACAACCACAAGGGTAAGAACACTACCGCCAGTAGGAACGCTCAGACCATTGTGAAGTCCACCAATGTTCAAACATACATCACTGCACTGGAAGCACAGAAAGAGGTGGAGGAATATCTTTTACCCCCTCGTTTGAGGAGTATGGCAATCCATAAACTATCGAGCATGGCTCTCAATGATGAATTGCCCCCCGCACAGCAACTCAAGGCGTTAGAGCTAGTGGGCAAGATGACTGAGGTGGCACTGTTCACCGAGAGACGGGAACTGGTGCATACCTTAGACTCGGCAACACTCAAGGCTAAGTTTATGGAAGCAGTGCAGATGGCGATAGCTAATAGTAAAAGTATCAGGCAATCAACCAAGCAGACTGCTCAACAACTACTGGCAGAGATCAGTGATCCAGTCGATGTAGTCTCTCGTGAGGTGCATGAGGATGCAAGCGAGGATGATGAGGAACATCTCCAAGAGTTTTCTATCTCTGAAACTGGGGATACTGGCTCTTCTTTCCCAATTTCCGACCCCCCACCGAGTGCCACCACCCCTTTTTTGACGGACTCCGATGCTGGTCACTTGCATAGTATTCCACACAAAGAATCACCATCTGAATCGGTCACCCTAACACCTGTTACGGTGACAAATCCTTTAGAATCAAAGACTTCTGATGAACTAAGTATTAACCCTAATATGTTAATCCCTATAGGCAAGGGGGAGGGGGTATCAAAAATTCTATGGACAGAGAAGGATGTTTCTATAGAAACCCCCCCGTCAACATTTTCAAATCAAAAAGGGTAGGGGGTATATATATGAATTTTGATGAATGGAAAAACAGGCTAGATATGGAAGTAGCAATACTGGATGAAGTAATTGGTTTATTAAAAAAGCTCAGGGATGCAGCAGCAATTCAATCATTTCCTGGCGGTCTTTGTAATTTGGACATTAGAAAGAAACAACCTTTTGATAGTCATAACTGGGTAGCAGGAGAACCAGCTGCAAGTAATAAAGAAAGCAGTATGAAGTTTGAGCCTGGCATGGAGGATTGTGGAAAATGACCCCAGCACAAAAAGAAGTGTTTCATGTGATTGAGAAATACTGGGAAGAGTTTGGTTTTGGACCAACGATAGATGACGTTATGAGAATGACGGGTTATCGGGGGCGTGGGGGTACGGCTCGTAAAATGCAGATCTTGATTGAGATTGGGGTATGCAAAGGGGACACGAAATACAGTCGTAGTATTCGCCCAGCGTATTTAAGATTGAGGAATTTGAATGGATGATTTAATGGCTATTCTGAGTTTGCTTCCTGAAGAGGAACAGGCTCCGCTACGACCATTAGCAGCTGCTTATCAAGATGCAGTAACCCGTGAAGACGGGCAAATAGACTTTATGTCTTTCGTACAGACGATGTGGCCCAATTTTATTCATGGTAAACATCACGCTTTAATGGCTGAAAAATTTGAGGAGATTGCCAGTGGGAAAACGAAACGCCTTATTATTAATATGCCTCCTCGTCATACTAAGTCTGAGTTTGCCAGTTACCTTTTACCTGCTTGGTTCTTAGGCAGGTTCCCCCAGAAGAAAATTATTCAGTGTTCCAATACGGCTGAACTGGCAGTAGGTTTTGGTCGTAAGGTCAGGAACTTAGTTGACGGAGAAACGTATGCCAAGGTATTCCCTAATGTGGCTCTTAGATCGGATAGTAAGGCTGCTGGTCGTTGGTCTACTAATGCTAATGGGGAGTATTTTGCTATTGGTGTTGGCGGTACTGTTACTGGTAAAGGTGCTGATCTTCTCATTATTGATGACCCTCATTCCGAGCAAGAAGCAGCACTTGCATCAGGGGATCCTAGTGTTTTTGATAAGGTGTACGAGTGGTACACTTCAGGTCCTCGCCAGCGTTTGCAGCCTGGAGGATCTATTGTAGTTGTGATGACTCGCTGGTCAAAAAGAGATTTGACTGGCAAGATTCAACAGGCAATGGTGGATCGGGATGGCGATGAGTGGGAGATTATTAGCCTTCCAGCGATTAAACGAAATGAAAAACCTCTTTGGCCCGAATTTTGGTCGTATGAGGAATTATGCAAACTACGCATAGAACTGCCCCTTTCCAAATGGCAAGCCCAATATCAACAAGACCCAACCTCGGAAGAGGGAGCTTTAGTCAAACGGGAATGGTGGAGGGTCTGGGAGGAGGAAAGACCGCCCCAATGCCATTATGTAATTCAGTCTTGGGATACGGCTTTTACTAAATCAGAACGTGCCGACTATTCTGCTTGCACGACTTGGGGTATCTTTTACCTTAATGAAAATGAAATGGATGCCAATATTATTTTGCTAGATGCTTTTAAAGAACGCATGGAATTTCCAACTTTAAAGCAAAGAGCATATGATATGTATAAGGATTGGGAGCCAGATAGCTTTATTGTTGAGGCAAAAGCTTCTGGTGCTCCGCTTATATTTGAATTAAGACGGATGGGAATTCCTGTCCAAGAATTTACACCAACTCGTGGAAACGATAAAATATCTCGTGTTAATAGCGTATCAGATTTATTTGCCAGCGGAAAAGTGTGGGCACCTAGAAAAAGATGGGCTGAAGAAGTAATTGAGGAAATAGCAGCTTTCCCAAATTCAGACCATGATGACTTGGTAGACTCGACTACACAAGCCCTGTTAAGATTTAGAAGAGGTGGTTTCGTTCCCTTGCCAAGTGACGAACCAGATGAGCCACAAGAATTTAGGCGTAAAAAAGGTTACTACTAAGGATCCCTATGTCAATCGAAAAAGCAATGTATGCAGCCCCAACAGGATTACCAGATTTAGATGGACCCGATATTGAGATCGAAATTGTCGATCCAGAAGATGTAAAGGTAAATGGTATTGATTTAATGCCAGAGGAAACTGAAGAAGATTTCAATGCGAATTTGGCTGAATATGTTCCTGAATCAATATTGCTTCAGATTGCTGCTGAATTGCTAGAAGACTTTCAATCAGACATTGATTCCCGTAGAGATTGGATTCAGACCTATGTTGACGGCTTAGAGCTGTTGGGTCTAAAGATTGAAGAGCGTTCAGAACCTTGGGAAGGTGCTTGTGGTGTTTACCACCCAGTCTTAGCCGAAGCCGTAATTAAGTTTCAATCCGAAACCATTATGGAAACCTTTCCAGCTGCTGGTCCAGTAAAAGGCGAAATCATTGGTAAAGAAACTACCGAAAAGAAAAATGCTATGGAGCGTGTCGTAGAAGACATGAACTATCAGTTAGTTGATGTTATGCAAGAATTTAGACCAGAACATGAGCGTATGCTCTGGGGCGTAGGTCTTTCAGGTAATGGATTTAAAAAGGTTTATGTTGATCCTGCATTAGACCGCCAAGTGTCAATGTATATTCCTGCCGAAGATTTAGTTGTGCCTTATGGTGCTTCAAG